AGTATTCCAGCACTTGCTCTTCTGTCATTTCTGCTTGCAGAATACGATCGCTGGCACCGGTTGCGCCAGGATAAAAATGTGGGTTAGAACCACGACGGTAGTAACTATCAGCACTTCCACGATCCCAAGGACCTCCATGTCTAATTAATTGGTTATCATCTTCCCAAGTACAATCATATAATAGTCCTTGGTGTTCGAAATATTCACGTTTTTGACTTTCTAAAAAGTCAGCAGTGTTTGTGAAAATTAAATCGTTCTGGCTCATTAGTCTAACCTTGAGCCAGCATATGCTTTAAAGCCATATGATTCAAAAACTTTGGCGGCGGCTGTTGCGCCAGCTTCTTTAACATCAACATTCTGAACTGACAATCCACCTGGATTGTAAATTTGAAATGCTTTAGTATAATCCTGTCTAATACCAGCCTGTTTCATTGCACGACCCAGTTTAGTATTACCTTTGACACCATATATGTTCATCCAAGCAAAACCACAAGGATAATTATCTTTGCCACCCAAATTAGTGTCTAAATATTCCTGTGATGCAGCAGTTGCCGCACTAGTTGCTTTTGCAATAATAGCTTGAATTTCATTTACTGTATACATATTCACAAACTCCTGTTTTTTTAACTTATACCACTATTATACGGTAAGACGTCTTACTTGTCAACCTTTATTTTAAAGATTCTGGAAATTCTATTGCCATTTGGCATTCGAACTCTGTTACTGCATCTTTCTTTGCAAGTAACATTTTTTCCAAACTCCAAATTGCAGCGTATTTTTCATCGCTAGCACCTTCGTTCAATGCAATTAGTGCATTTTCCAAAACTTCGATATCATTAATTAAGTCTACCATTAGGCCACCTTTGTGTTAAACAATTTTAAAAACGCAGTATCAGCTTCTATATACTGTTCTGACAGTGTGTCGAAGCTTTCCTGTATATAAGAATTAGCATATAAATTTGACAATGTCAAGTACATATCTGCCTCTACAAAATTCCAAAAAGTTGTAGTGCCTTTACCCCTTGCAAGGTTGTCATCTGCTAATACCGCTTCATCAAATGCTTCTACAATATCAGCATGTATTGCGCTACCGTTTTCTAAATGAACTATTCTTGACATATCTACTCCTTTTTTCTAACTATACCACTAGTATAAGGTAAAACGTCTTACTTGTCAACCTTTATTTTAAAAATAGAATGTAGTTATATCAATGGGTTATAATTTTATTTGATTATATTCTGATTTAATTAACGTCCACAGTTCAGGAATGTACTCTCTGATGTGTTGATTTCTAGATTGATCTAGGATTTTTGTGTGTCGTATAAACTTATGTATGCTGTGTTCTGTTGTGTTACGTAATATATGCTGAATCATATTATCGTTTAACGATCCCATATGCTGTTTTCTATATTCGTACGGCAACATGTAGATATTATCCCAATGACTCCATACCATATTAATATTATACTCAGTGTTAATACTGTTGGCCCAGCCGATAAACTCACCTAGGTTATGAACATTATAGGCTTGTAGGGTATAATTTATTGTATCGTGTTCTGTTATCCCTTGCCACGTTTTGATATTTTTTTGTATGGTGTCCCATTTTACTGGATATCGTATGTACTCCAGTGTTTTTCCAATACCGTCCAGACTATATTGTACAAATAAATTGGGGAACTTTTCCAGTTTTTGTAAAAATGCAGTATTTACATTTGTTAAGTTTGTGGTGATATTCAACCACACATCAGTAAATTTTTTTTCAATCAGGATATCTAAAATATGATGTACTTCCGGCATTATAGTGGGTTCACCACCTAAAAATTTAATACGTCTAAAACTACCATCAGACGATGATATGTTCTTTAATAAAAAATCCATGTTGTCAGGTGTAAATCCATTGGCCTGTACTATTATATCATCCCCCATAAAATTTATTAATCCAGATGATCCAGCAATTTCCTTTTGAATTTGACTGCTTGCACTACTGTTACACATTCTACACTGTAGATTGCACAAGTTACTGGGCCTTAAATCCAAGTCTAGTGGACTGTGTAGACTATTGCCGTGTACTATGTCAGTAATAACATTTTGATATTTTTCATTAAACATATTTCTATCACTGTAATTGCCAACAGACTCTGCTGTAATACATCGACTACACAGATGTGCAATTTCACCTTGTGCAACATTAGGAAAGTCAGTCATTTGTTGTCTAATACGCTGAAAGTTAGTGTTTGACCATCTACGCTGTAGATCCCAATCTAAATTACTGTTATTATGCTGTTTAGCCTGACAACATATTTTTTCTTCTGTTTCGGTGGGAGTTACATACATATGCACAAATGGCGCCATACAAAATACTTTATTAGTCATACTGATACTTAGCCAAGATTAGTTGATTATTTTATATACTTTAGTATTAAACTGGGTTATAATTAAGTTTAGAATAAATAGTTACTGAGAGATGATTTAGACAGAGGAGGCAACACAATGGAGATTTTTAAACTAATAGCCGAAGTAGGCTTTCCCATTGCTGGTGCATTAGCTGCAGGATTTTTTGTGTTCACTACACTAAAGTATATTTTAGATAGTGTTAGTGGAAGTGTAAAGGGTTTGAATGGCATAATTAGTGCCTTGGATAACCGTGTACAAACAATGAATCATGATGTTATACGTATCGATACTTTGATGAGTAATGCGTTAGGTATACAACCTGACATAGATCGAATTGCACGTGCTGATGGGAAGAATGATGCAAGGAGAGACTAATGACTTACAAAGTAGTAAAATTAAGGAACGATGTTCTTGTTTATGATGTAGATACACCAGATGACAAGATGGAATTCATGGATAATATAAACGCCAAACCTGGTGATGTATTTCGTTTTACATATAATGGATGGTTAGAATACTTGGGAAACGATTTTGATGATGCTCAAAATCGCCATAGAGATGATTCTGACGCTGTAGAATTACTACAGAAAATAAATGGTGTTTAATTATGATGTGGTTAGATTACACAGTTGAAAGTGGACCTTTTGGTTTTACAGTACGTGGCGATTGGCCAGGTGAAGTAATGGGTAGATCAAAAGACGGTACTTGGGGGAGCAAAAGCAACCCACTATATAGTCCTGGAGAACATTATATTGTAAACGAAAGCGGCTGGCTTGTTAAAAATAAGTTTAAGCCTGGCGATGTTCTTATGGTAAATACAGAAGGACAACTGGTTAAAGTTGCCGCAGATACTCTAGAAGTGGAAAAAAGTAATGGGTAAAAAAAGTTCAAGAGCACAATATGTTAGCAAAGGAATTGTTGGAACAACAAAAAGTCGTACTAAAAGTGATGAAGATTATAAAAGCCGTAGAGCTTATAATCAAATGAAAGCATTTATATCGGGTAAAAATGTTGTACTTACTATTCCAAATCCTAACCCTAATGAAACTAATAAACGTTTTATAAAAGTCAATGCACGTGACGTGTGGAAGAGCTCGAGGCGTTAAATGGATATTGGCGGAATCATAAATCAATACGGTTTTCCAATTGTTGCCGCTGTCGGCATGGGATATTTTATATACTATGTTTGGCAGTGGGTAACCAGGGACGTTAAACCAGTACTAAGTCAAGCCAACAAGACACTTATTGGTCTTATTGACAGAATACGTATGCTTGATAATGATTTAATACGTCTTAACCAAAAGTTAAATGTAGTATTACAGTTAAGAGAGCAAGAACTAGAAGAGCTACGGTCTAAAAACAAAAAACTAGCCCAAAAATTAGAGGAAAAAGATTGACAGCAACTTTAATGTTTCTGTTTACTATAAAACATTGCATAGCGGATGTGTTCTTACAGACGTTCCATAAAAATGTACGTAAACAAGATTACCTGAACTTAGGGGGACACAGGCACTATGCAGAACATGGTGTTTGTACCCTTGTGCTTCTTTTATTTTTTGTAAATCCACTTATAGCCGTACTCTTAAGTATATTAGATTACCTAATACACTGGCATGTAGACTGGGGTAAAACAAAGTTTTGTAATTGGGCAGGAATAGAAAGAGCAACACCATTATTTTGGCGAATACACACACTTGATCAGATGGCACACTTTAGTACATATGCATTAATAGTATGGATTACTTACTGCTTGCAATAAACACGCCGTTCCAGTCTTTAGGCAGGTCTTGTGTTTGCATATATTCACAACGCTCTATCCACATATCATAATATCCGTCAATTTGCCCATCAAATTTACCTTTTAATAATGCACACAATTTTCTAGCCTTTTTAAAATCTTGGGCTTGATAATTTGTGTGCATTAAATCATGTATTTCTCTACTTTGATTGTATTGTGCTAAATCTTTTCCAGGATCGTCTAATACTGTGTATATACTGAGTCCAACACTTTTACCTTTTACCTGTAAGTCATCAACTTTAAGGAAAAAGAAGTCATCTTTTGTGTGTTTGTACGTTACTTCGCCTACTAGTAGCAAACATCCATATTCTTTACACTTGCTTTCGATACGGGCGGCTGAGCTGACGCTGTCCCCCAATATGTCATAGCTGTGCCTTGCTGTTGACCCCATTTCTCCAATGTACCCAAGTCCGGAATTAATACCTGCGCCCATTCCAACTGGAGGCCTACCTTCGCTAACAATCTTATCATTAAATTTCTCCACTGCTTTTAGCATGTCAAGACCACATTGCACCGCTGTTCGTGGGTGCTGTGAATCATCTATAGGAGCATTGTGTATGTGCATACTTGCATCTCCTATATACTTAATTATCATTCCATTACTGTCTAAAACAGGTTTAGTAATAGCGTCCATGTATCCGTTCATAACTGTCGTCAATCCCTTTACATCGTCTCCGAAACTTTCGCCTAGTGGTGTAAAGCCACGCAAGTCACTAAACACAATACTAACTTCCTTTTTTACACCTTCTTTAATAAGTGCTGGATTTTCCTGTAACATTTTGACTACTGTTGGTGATGCATATCCTGCAAACTGTTTTTTAATTGCTTGCTTTTGTAGAAACTCATCTAAAAACTTTACAATGTAACGTAGCAGTCCTATAACTACAATAAATGCCGCTGGTATAAAACCATCTACTAACATGTTTTGTGTTTCAAACATATAGTAACTTGTGTAAACAATACCGCCTGTGCTTCCTACAAAAAATATTAACCCAACATATGTCCAACGTGCTAGTAATATTACTAACAACCCTATAATAACAATAGCCGCTAGCTCTGCCCAGGCCTCTGCGTCTGGATGTCTACTAATATTACTTTCATTAAACACTGTACCCAATAATACTGCTTGCATTTCGTGGCCGTAAACACTACCTGCAGCTGTAGCAATAGGCTGTGTTGTGCCTGCCGCTGTTGGACCTACAAATACAATACCACCATCAAAATCATCTGGTAAACTTAATGCACTAATACTTGTACTGCGCTGGCTCCAGTCTATCCAAACACGCCCTATATTATCTGTTTGTAAAAAACCATAAGCAGGAATACGTAATTTGTCTATCCCAAGCGGATTTAATTTAATTTGAAAACTAGGATCGCCAGCAAGTACACGTAATATTTCCATTGTAACATTTGGATACAATGTATCTCCACTGTTAAGCACTAGTGGTGCTCTACGTGTAACACCGTCTAGTTCTGGAAATGTATTCATGATACCTGCACCAACTGCTTTGTTTTCTAGTATAGGAACGTTTGCAATTATACCTGGCATACTTGGAATAAGGTCTCTATACTGTGGATTAATTACTGCGGCACCTGGATTTATAGGTTCATTTTTGCCTTGAGCACTTCCCAACATAGTTAAAACAACTGGGTAATCTTGCATTAATTGTGCAAGTTCTAAATCCTCTCCACTGCGATCAGTTTCACTCATAAGCACACTAAACACAACAAGTCCAGCATTGCGATCATATAAGTTTTTAATTAAGTCAGCATAATCACCACGTGGAAATGGCCACTGTCCGTATTCATTAATTGTTGGTTCATCTATGTTAACAGTATAAATGTTGTTTAACATAGGTTCCTGGTTTAATATAAGTGTATCAAAATATCTTAATCTCAAACTTTCAACAAAATTAAAGTTTGTATAAAATACCCAACTTAGTAATACTAACGCAAGTATACTATAAATTGGACTAAGTACTAATTTTTTTACCATTTATTGTCCATCCTTTCGGCCAACGTCTTACACTTATAGCAGTACGTGGATTATAAAGTTCATAACTAACACTATTGTCTTGGTTTCCGCCTAATATAACCCAATAACCTTCAGGTGTTGTTCCATAATAAAATCCAACATGGCCTTTCCATTCAGTATTGCCTCGTGGAAATATTACAATATCTCCTCGCTGTACATCATTTTTATTTACTGGCAAACCCCATTGTGTAAAACTTCTAGCCATTAATGGGTATTTGTTATCAATTGTGTACAAATTAGGAATATTATCTTCTGCTAATACTGCATTTACAAATGCAGCACACCATTCTGTATATAATGGATCTACACCTAAAAAATTTGTTAGTTCGTAACGATGCTGACGTTCTTTTAAACCTAGATAATCGTCAGCAACATCAATGCTGTCTTCTGTGTTGTTGTATGTACAGCCGGCAATAAAAAGTAGACTGGCGGCTGTACTTGTAATTTTTTTAATCATACTGTATTTACCATTTAAATTCATAGCCCATGACAACTCCTATATTATCTTTACCTTCTATAGAAGGGGCAATAAAGAAATCATCATAAGTTCCTCTTAAATAAGGCAATATTGGTGCTGTCGTGTAGCCTGTAACTGCGCCTGTTTCCAAGCCAAAGTTTCCAAACTCCCAACGGTTGCCTCCGTAAAAACTTACATTATTTTCGCTGTTGTAATAAGCACCTGCAATTATGTTGTTCTCGGTATAACGTATATGCGGGTGTATGGCATTATAGTCGCCCATAAAGCCAAGATGCAGACTTAGTGCTAATCCTAGTTCAATCATTGTAATTTACCGGATTGTACATTTTGTCCCATCTAGGGCCAACTGCTTGCCAGTATTCACTACTTTCGTCCTTGTATACACTAACACCAAATACTATAAAAAACACAACAGCCAAACATATGATACTACCTCTTAGCATCTCGGTTGTCCCATGGTGCGTTTTCATAACATCCTGCAGGTAAAGTATCTTTATAACTTACTCCTGCTTCAAATCCGCCAGAGGTTTGCTTGATGTATGCACTTTCAAATGGCATCTCTCTAGGTTTACCCCAACATCGATTCAAACTCTGTCCAGGTACTCTGTATCTTGGGTTGTGTTTTAAGAAGTCTTTTAACTCTGCTAATTTTTCGGCATATATTGCCTGTCTATAATCGCTAGCACAAGCCGCGGCTTTACTAAAATCAAAACTATCGAAGTTTTCTACACTGTAGCCAAATTCAGCCAAGCATAGTTTTGTTGCCTCGTTGTTGCTTAACGATTCTGCTGATGCTGAGGTCACTCCTAACCCTAGCATTAGCACTGTCGCTAATATTGTTTTCATGATTTTCCACTCTCACTCTTTCTGTTCAGTTTTGTGTTACGGATACTGAACATCCGCCGAATGTTTGACAATTTTGTGTCAAACTATAACTCTGAGCACTACTAGTGCTACTTTGTGTTAAACTTAAATCTGTTCCATAATTACCATCTATACTAATAGTTGCTGTATGGCTATATGATTTCTTTTGATGTATAAACACATTGTTATCATCATTGTTAATAGTAAGGTCTAGACTTTTATCTTGATTTGCTTCTTGCATCACATGTACATTATTGTCATCACTGTATATGTTGAC